TCCCAAAAGATATTCTAGTTGTAGGATCTGAGAACTGGCAAAAAGAATTACAATACATCAAAAACAATTACAAACAACCTTATACAAGTATTTCTTCTTACTTCAAAAGTAAGTACATTTTAGATCGTGAATCTGTTAAGGCAATATTGAAAAACTATGATTCTTTTGGTGGTATTGTTCCAAGCAAGTTGAAGAAAGAATATAGAATAGGAGAAGGAAAATGATAGGATATAATTCTTTTACGGGTACAATTTCTTTCAATGGTGCATCAAGGTATTCTGATCCGGCAATTAAAGATCAAACTGGTATTGTAGTATATTACAACTCATCAGATAATATTATTGAATTTCATCAACAAGGAAAAATCATACATACAAAATCTGTTCCTCCTGTTTCTCTTCCTGCTACAATCAAAGAAGAGAAGAGGACAGATCAAACTTATACTGATATACTAGAACTCTTTGCAGAACATCAGGAACAATCAGAAGCAGAAGAAGAGCAGATCAACAATCTATCTATCAAGTATTTTTTAGAAGGTGATATTAAATAAAGATTCTTTTGTTTTCTTTACATATAAGATCGGACCCGTAAAAGGATTCGATCTTTTTTTATATATTTAAATGTATATTACAATAGGAATATCAAAGAATCCTCTCTGTTTTCGATCAAATATAGAGTATAATCTATATCAATCAACCAATACAGGAATAACAGTACAGCGACAATTTATATTCTCTTTGACTTCTGAGAATGATCCCGGAGAAGATGTTTCTAATCCTCCATACAAAGAAGATAGTTTAAAGTTCTCATTTGCTGATACTGTTTGACCATCGAGAGATCTATGCGAATCCCTGACTCTATCATCTTCAGCAGTCAACCATTCTTTTTTCACTTGTATTCCTTGTTCTGTAAGCAGTTTATAAGATTCTACTGTACTCTCATTCACAACTCTAGTCGCTTCTGTTCTCGCTATTCTGTTGGCTCTTCCTAGTGTAAAGATACCACTTTGATCATCTTGCAGAAGACTCTCAGCGATCGCTCTTGTTGACAATCCATTCTCTAGTCCTCTTTGAACAAAGAAACCGATAGATTGACCTGTTGATCTTGTGATATTGATTACAGAATCGTTCCATATCTGCAAAGCATAATCACGATTTCCATATACGAGATCCAAAGGTCTTTCTTTTCCTGCTCTCCTGTACAGATCATCTAGTTGCTGATTGCCTGTAAGCATCCACCATTTGACCCATGTGTCTCCTACAACTCTATTGAGTTCCTGCCTCTCCTGTTGTATTGCCAAAAAGGTTTCTCTATCGACAATCAAAGACTTCTCTTGTTTGTCAATATCCTCTATTCTCTTTGCGTATCTCTTTTTTGCATCTGTCAAATAACTCTTAAATCTTCTCAGGAGTTCCTTCTCTGCTTTTCCTTGTGAGTTCTTCACCCATCTAGCCCATATTCTTTTTTTCTCTCTTTGTTCTTTCTTTGAGGCATCAATCTTCTTCTTCATCTGGTTGATTACCTTTTTCATTTTGCTTTGACCTATAGAACCGATGGATAACCATTTGATCTGTGCTACAATCCCAGCAATAGTTGAGAGGTTTATAGGATGTTCAGAGTCTGAGAACTGAGAACCATCTTTGAGATGTCGAGCGATCCATGCCTCTCTGAGTTTGATTGCTCGCTCTTCTGTTAGATTCTTTGGTGTTCCTCCTCTCTTTGCTATTGGATAGAGTTTTTTATACTGTTCATTTCCTCTAATGTTTCCTCCTGCTCTCCATATACTAGGATAGTTTATTTTAAGTTTTTCAGCGTAATTAGGGTCAAAAGTCCTGTGGTTGGAGTTTCTGAGGCTAATCTTTTTATTGTCTCCCTTCTTTGGGAAGTTGGTGAGGTCTTCAGAGTCTTTTTTTTTACTGTCAAAAGATAGATATGAATCTAGCAATACAGGAGCCTCCATCTTTAAGATATCAAAGTATTGTTTAATGACTTGATAAGCCGCTCTTCTTTCCTGTTCTGTTATCGGTGGTCTTCCATATCTACCATTGAGATGATCAACAGCGAGATCAAGCAAATCTTTGAAAACAACTACAGAACCTTTTTCAGGTGCAGCATTGAGAATATCATCAGTGTCTAATCTTCTTCCTATTCTGATATAATATCCTTCTTTCATTTGATCCTGGTTCTCATTGAAGAACAGATGAGCTTGTTTATAATCTCTCCAATTTGCAGGAGATCCAAGTATGTTTTTCAATATCTCTTCTTCTTCCTGGACTTGTGGATTGCTAGGAACATTTACAACCTCGATGGATTGAAGATATTCAGAATCAAATCCTTTGACCTCTTGAGTCAAATTTCTTTGACCTATTACGTCAATCAAATATCTAACATTCTCATCTTCTTCTTCTCCTATATCTTTGGGCTCTTGCTTTCGTGGGAACTCTAGACCTTCAGCAGCATAGGCGACCTCAGGAGAGATACCAAAGAAGATATGCTTTTCAACTCGTAGCAATTTATCATTCCTTACAGATTGCAAGGCCTCAACTTCTGTGTAGTCATGCTCAAAGTGTAGATCATCCTCCCAAAGTCTAGCAATACGAGTAAACAACAAACCGATCCTCTTACCTCTCTTTATTTGGTTACTCCAGTATTCCACCGCTGCCTGTCGAGCAGTTGCATAGTTTGCAGTTGGAAGACCGAGAACAGAAGGAGGCACACCCAAAACAGCAGAAATAGATTCTCGTGCAAAGGTTCTAGATGCTTGAAATTCCATATCACGAGGAGATAACTGAAGAAGATCAACATTAACCTGGCCGCTCAAAACCATAGCTCCTCCTGCTTTTTGCATTCCTGCATATTGATCAAGTATCTGTCTACGTACTTCTTTGTTCCATATATCACCATCTTCTTTTGGTGAGAGAAGAACATCAGGTCTTCCCTTAGAAGTTGCTTCTGATACGAGTTTTTGAGAGTTGAGATCAGCATCTAGTTCTCTTGCGAGGGGTTGAATTGCACCTGTCCCATACAATGCTTGAGGCCCCTTTTGATATCCTGCATTTTTCCCATGTATGATTCTTTCAGGAGGATACATCACAACAGAACCTGAAGAATTATGCTCATAACCTACAAGACCTTTTTGTGGATCTGTAACGATTCTAACCTCTTCAGGATGCAAACGAACCATAGAAACAGGACGATCAGAAGAACCGAGAAGAAGAATATAACAGTTTCCTGATAACACTAGATCGATGGTTATCTGTTCTCTGAATAAGAACTCATCTGTATCAGTTGAAGGCATTCTAACAAGATCTAGAACAGGATGGTCCATTATTTGAACTGCTTGATCTCCATATCCTTTGATCAACTTCAAAGGAAGAGCAGCAAGGTCTTGAGATAGTCTTTTGACACCTGCATGAGTATAGCCATGTATTCCAAAGGCATCCATAGAGACTTGAGCAGAGAATGTATTGTTTACACCTCCTGCAGAGTTCCAGGAAGCACCTCTATTCTCTTCTTTTGGCTTCTCTATTTGCTTTGCATATCCCTTATTTATTATAGCATTGTATAACCTAACGAAATAATTATCACTCATTGTATACTCCTATTGATGTGCATTATATCTCATGAATTGCATGATCATGTACCTCAAACTGTCCATAGCATGATCCGATGATTTTTTTACTACATCCTTTTTTGACTTATGATCCCACTTATACAGCCTAAACTCCTTCAATGTATTCTTAACATTTTTCGTGAATAAAAGTCTAGATTTCCCTTCTTTATCAATTTGCAGATATTCTCTAACCATATTGATCCCCTCATTCACACCGAGATGTTTTGGGGCGGGTAATGTCCTTATATTACATTCTCTTCCAAGCGTTAAACGTCCATCTTTACTTTCCGGATCTGCTACATACCAGTATATTTCTTCATTATGCAACTTGTTAATCCTGTTGATCTCTCTTCCTGATTCTATCGTTGTATGATTCACCCAATAAAGTTCCCTGTATACAATCAAAGTCGTATCAGAAGAGTAATAACCCGCAGGAGCCTCAGCAACCCAAAGAGCACAAAACGGATGACTAGATCCAAAGTCAATAGATACATATCTGTTCCAGTGGTTCGGAATTTCTTCTATATCTATCAAGTGAGTATCTTTAGAGAACTCAGGATAAACCAGACCAGATTGAGCAGAGAACTCTCCAAACAATCTAGACTTTTGAGAGGCTTCTGTTAGATGTGAAACTCCTCATTTTGAAACTAGATACATACGGATTATCTAGACCTGATATTTTCACAACCTCAAAACCTGATGCAGGATTCTCTATAAACCTCTCGAACATCCATGAAAGACCTTTTAATGGTGTAGCTGTTATTATGACTTTTCCTTTGAGATCTACAGTTCTCATCATTACTTCGTCAAAGATCCCCTCTAGATTTGGCTCTTCATCGATCCAACACAAAGAGATGCTGGATCCCTGAAATGCCTCTCTTCCACTGTCACAAGACTTGTTTACGATTCTTCCACCATTGGGAAGGATTGCAACCGCTTGATCTTGTGAATTCCATCTTGTTTTCTTTGTGCCTACAGGAAAATACTTATCCAACTTTGGGCGAAGATATTCAAGTCCATCCTTATAACTCAAAGATGCACACCACACAGTAGAAGGATTCTCAGGAACAAGATCAGGAGGTAGATGATTCAGTTCCAACCAATCTTTAACATATTGTTCTTTACGACCTGCAGCAAAAGCGATCGCAAGACATGCGCCCACCTCCGTTTTACCCGCCCTATTGCCGCCTGATATCAAAGTGGCCTCTTCTCCTAGATTCAGAAGAGAATGTTGTTGTGAGGTTCTTTTCTCTGTAATATCGCAATCGTCACAACGATACAGATCCCCTTTGATTCTTCTCATAGGTTTTCCACAACCCCGCTCACGTTCTCCTTTAATGCCTATCCAATTATGACAATGAGGAACCCAAAGAAGCGCAACAGAGAGAGGATAATCTGTAACATATCTAATCAGTTTCTTTTTTCGATCTAGCGAGTTCTCTATTTTTCTTCTGTCTCTCATACATGTGCTCTTTAAAGTCTTTTTGAAGTTCTGCCATACTCGCAACCAATAAAGATGTATATTCTTCTTCTGTATGCAAATGTAGATCATAGATCAATCGAGATAGAGCAGGTGACTTTGGAAAGTTCAAACCTCGACACCATCTATGTATATCTCTTGAATGCCAATGATCGAAGCGTTTTAGAAACATAGGTTTTGATCCAATCTTCCTATTCAACCACTTTGCAAAATGTACATTTTTAATAGATGAATTCATTCTGCTTCTTCCTGTTCTATGATAGGAGCGTAATCCCCCATATATGGAAGAGATCGGATTGTATTATATTCAATCCATTCCAAAGCCTCTATATATTCCCAATCATAAAACGACATCAAACAATCGACAATCAGATCATAATCATATACAAGTTTATGATCCTCAACTCTTACAATTGCATTGTTATAACATTCTTGAGGTTCTAGAATGATTGTATTTTCATGTAGTTGTTCTTTGATTTCTTCTTTCATGCTACTCCTCATCAAGATCAATTACTGGCCTAGCGATCAGTTCTTTGATCTCTTCATCACTTTCCTTTATTTCCTTAATTAACTGAATATATGACAATTGTCTATTATCAACATTCACCTCTACAATCTGCTCAGGTTGCTTCTGATATTCCTTGTGTACTCTTTCGAGAAGCCATGCAGCTGCAGTCCATTGCTTTTCCTCTTTCGCTGCTTTCTGAATCAGTGCGAGATTTGCCAGGGCATGATTCGACTTTGCTTTTTTTACTCTTCTATTCAGATCAGAATAGATAGAATCCAGTTCATCAAATCGATCCTTCTCTCCTCTCTGCATCCAAGTATTATATGTTGATTGTGAAACAGAAGCATGATGGCATGCGAGTTTTGGAGACATACCAAGAGAATAGGCCTTCTCTAACATTTGGATTACAATCTCATTCAATTTTGATGGTCTACCTGTTTTCGACATTTGACACCTCAAATATAACACCTTCAACTTTGATTATATCATGACCTGTTGCATGTTTGATTCTCTGAAGAGCAATATCACAATACTCAGGATTCATCTCTGTACCTATGAATTTAAATCCTTCCATAGAAGCAGATACTCCAGTAGTGCCTGATCCTAGAAATGTATCTAATACGATCCCGCCTTTTGGAGTGAGAAGTCGACATAACCATGCCATGAGTTTGGTAGGTTTGACAGTTGGATGAAAGTTCTTAACCTCGTTTGCAGTTCTTCCTGCTCCCGCTCTTGGGTTATCTAGACCTGCTGTTCCTTCTTTCCTATGCACAGCCTCATGTCCTTTTTTACTCTGTAGATCATCAAGTCCTGTTTCACGTTCTGATCTTGAAGGTTTTGCACATTGATAAATATTTGCAGGCCAACGACCTAGATCATGAGCAAAGTTCTCAACATAATCTCTAGAAGGCAATGTAACAGATCGATCTGTACCTCCTGACAAAGAACCATCAGATCGTCTTGCATCTCTAACAGGATTCGGATCTCCTACCCAACAAGGATCACCATATCCAAATCTACAAGCATCTATATTGATCGCACCTGTACCCCACTTCAAAACATTCTCTGATACATTCAAACCCTTCTCTATAGGCTTTCTGCAAAGGATAGCTGGCTCTTGAGCAGGTTTCAAGGCAGTTCCCCAACCTTCCCAATATTGAGCCTCTTCTGTAGTTGGTTTTGTTATCGGTATAGACGTTTGTTCAAATCCTTTGTCACCTACAGAAAAAAGATTTTGTTTATTAAATGATTCTAGTTTTTCTCTTTCTCCTACAACC